CGTGAGCTGCGTCTCGCTCGCGCCGAGCACGGGGCCCAGCGTGGCCGCGCCCGCCGCCGTGACCTCGAGCTGCGCGCTCGACGCGCCGATGACCGGGGCGAGCGTCGCCGACTGCGAGGCACCGACGGTGAGCGCGGCGCTCGCAGCGCCCACGACCGGTGTGAGGGTCGGAGAGGCGCTCGCCGTGACCGTCGCCGTCGCCGTCGAGCTGCTCGCGATCGCGCCGAGCGTCGTCGCGCTCGACGCCTGCACCTCGGCAGTCGCAGTCGATGCGCCGACCACGGCGCCGAGCGTCGAGGCTCCGCTCGCGGCGACCTCGACGGCGCCGGACGAGCTCGACGTCAGCGCGTCGAGCGTGACCGCTGCGCTCGCGGTGACCGTGAGCTGCGCCGTCGATGCTCCGACGACAGGGCCCAGCGTCCCGCCCGCGGAGGCCAGCACCTCGAGGGAGGCGCCCGACGCGCCCACCACCGGGCCGAGCGTGGCCGCGGCGCTGGCGGTGAGGTCCGCCGCGCCCTCGGGCCACGTGATGCTCTTGAGCGCGAGCAGCATGGCGTCAGATCACGAGCGTCCGGAACCACACCGCGCTCGAGTTGACCTGGTAGTGCACCCACCGGATCGAGACACCTGCGCTCGTGACGCCGTCTCTGTACTCCGAGAGGAACATCTTCTTGCCGACGACCGCCGCGCCTTGCGTGTAGACGTTCGTGGTCCACCCGAAGATCGAGCCCTGCACGACGTCGAAGAAGAAGAGGCGGCCCGTCGCGTCCTTGTAGAGGTAGATGCGGTCGCCGCCGTCGTAGGTGCCGGCCGAGCCCGTCGTCATCGTCTCGGCCGCGCCGCCGTACGCGACCGTCGCCGTCCACGCGTTGCTCGGGATGTCGTAGTAGTCGAGCGCGCCGCTCGCCGCAGCGCCGCCGCGGAAGCTGTAGAGCCTGCGCCCGTTGAGCACGTTGCCGCCCACCGAGTCGCCGACGAACAGACCGCTCGCGCCGTAGACCCAGTCGAGCGTCGCGCCAGCCAAGGTGTTCGCGCCGCGCGCGGTCATCGACGACCAGGAGTTGCCCGAGATGGAGTAGCGCGTGATCGTCGTCGTGCCGTTGCCGACGACGTAGATGAAGTCGTCGTTGCCCTCGATCACGTAGACGCTCGTGGCGTCGATGGTCGCGCCCGCGGAGAACGTGAGCTGTGTGGCCGTGTTCGCCGTGATCGTGCGGACCTGGCCCTTGCCCGTGCCCGCGGTGATGCGGACCTGGTAGTTCACCCACTGCGAGGCCGTCCACGTGCGCGTCGAGTCCACGAGGGTGGTGCTCGAGCCGCTCGTCGCGGTGCCCGTCGCGAAGGACGCGTAGGCGCTCGGCGTGCACGCCATCTGGCCGTCGGTGCCCGTGTGCGTGAGGCCCGTGACCGTGAGCGCCGCGGACCAGGCCTGCGTCGCGTGGTCCCAGTAGCGGAAGCCCGGGGTGGCCGCGCCGAACAGCACGTAGAAACGGCCGCTCAGGATCTTGTAGGTGCTCGTCGCGTCGGGGTTCGTGCCCCAGTTCGCGACCATCGTGAGCACGGCGTTCGCGCCCTTCGTGTTCGACGCGATGATGCCCGTCTGCCCCGCGCCCGTCCCGCCGGTGATGCGCACCGCGTAGCCCGCGAGATCGACGAGTACCGTGGTCGCGGTCGTGATGCTCTTCGCGCCGCCCGCGCTCGCGGTGCCGGTGGGCCCGTCGGGATGCCACGTGCCGCACGCGGACGCGCCGAACGAGCCGCCGATGCCGCTGGCGGGGAGCAGGTGGTAGGCGTCCTCCTGGCCCGTCCACATGTACATCGCGGACGCGCCGGTCACGTACATCGAGAGCGGAGGGTTGGTCGCGTAGTTCGAGCCGTCCGTCGCGCCCGCCATGCGGCTAGACGGGATCGAGAACACGCCGGCCGAGCCCGTCACGGGCGCGGGCGTGCAGATCTCGTGCTGCTTGCGGTCGAGGATGTGGCGCAGAAGGACAGACGTCGTCATGGCTCAGGACTCCATCGAGAGAGCGAAGCGGTGGAACGCGAGCAGGCACCCGAGCGAGACGCGGTCGGTCTCCGGCGTCTGGTCCCAGCTCGGCACCACTACCCCGACGAGCGCGAGGTGGGCCGCGAGCGCTGCGTGGACGTCGCGGGGCTGCGTGTCCGACCGACGCGCGAGCTCGGCGAGCGACCGATGGCCCGCGGCGATGGCGACGTGAATCGGGTGCTCGCTCGCGACGATGGTGCTCCACGAGTCGGCGACAGGCGCGCCACTCAACCGCTGCACTTCCCGCATCGCCTCGTAGGCCGCCTCGGTGATCTGCTCGTTCGTCATGGTCGCCTCATCATCAGGGTGCGTAGGTGATGCGCGTGCGAAGGGCCATCGGCAGCTCGTTGATCGAGCTGATCTGGTCGAAGACGGCCGCGAGGCCGCCGATCTGCACGATGTTGGTGACGGACGCGACGGTGGTCACCGTCGAGCACGTCGTGACCGTCGAGCACGTCGTGACCGTCGAAACGGTCGTGATGGTGCCGCTCGAGACGGTGACCGCCGCCGTGGTCGGGGCGCGCGGCAGCATCGTCGTCGGGTCCGGCAGCGGCAGCCGGTCGAGGATGGCGCGGAGGAGCTGCGTCGAGAGGAGCCCGTACTCGGAGAGCGTGGGCGCGTCGACGCGCTGGCGGCGCGAGCCGTCGGGCATCAGCGACGCGTCGATCGGGATGGCCGCGAGGTCCGTCGACTCGAGGACCTCGACGCCCGTGCTCGTGCCGTCGCTCATCTCACGCCCCCGGCATCGTCGCCGTCCACGTGCTGACGGTGACCTTCTGGCCGGAGACGACCCCGGTGGTGGCCTGCGCGAGCTCCATGTCGCCGCCGCCGCCGGTGGCGGAGAGGGTGCCCTGCCAGTGGCACGTGGTGCCCGAGCTGTCGTGGATGCGGTAGTGCACCGCGCTGCCCGTCGCGTCGGCCGTGAGGTCCTCCCACGTGCCCGACTTCGTCAGCACGCCGCCCGACTCGGTGACCCAGTCGCTCGGGAGCGTCATCTCCGCGAGCTTGGTCCCTGCGTTCGCGGCGGCGCAGTTGGCGGGCAGCGCGCCCGACCAGAGCGAGAGCTTCGGGGAGGTGCCGATCGCCGTCTCGATGGACTGCGCCATCGCCGACCGCACGGTGGTGGAGAGCTGGATCGTCATGGGTCAGTCCTTGGGCGAGGCGGGTTCGGCGAAGAGCACGGGCGGCGCGAGCGACGAGGGCTCGGCGGTGATGTCGCGGAGCAGCGCTTCGATCTCGGGCAGCGCGGCGCGTTCCTCGTGCGAGAGCAGCGCCGCGGAGGTCGGCCGCATGAGCCGAGCGATCACGTCCGCATGGTGCGCGGAGATGCGCGGGTGCTTGGCAGCGGCGATGGCCTTGTGCTTCTCGATGAGCGCCTCGACCTCCGGGCTCACCGGCTTCGGGAGCGCGCGCTGCGAGGCCGCGACCTGGGCGAGCACCGCCTCCTGCGCGTCGGGGTTGAGCGCGCCCATGAGCCCGGTGAAGAGCGCGGGCGCGACCTGCGCCGCGATGACGAGCGCCTGCACGACCTCGGGCGGGATGCTCACGACGCACCTCCCACGCCCGCGAGCAGCTCGAGCGCGATGGGTGGCAGCGCCGGCAGGGATACGCCCACGCCTGCGAGCGCGGCCCGCGTGCTCTCCCAGAGATGAGCGAGGCTCTGCAGCCCGACGAGCAGCGCCGGGAGCACGAGCCCCTCGTCGCCCATCGCCGCGACCTGCACCGCGTCGAGGTAGGCGCGCACGCCCGCAAGCGCGGAGTCGTAGGCGGTGGCCGCAGTCCGGCAGTCGCCGGCCGTGCGGTCGATGCACTCCGCGTCGCCGTGGCAGGCCGTGAGCGCAGCGTCGCAGCCAGCGGGCACGAGCTCCCGCGTGCTGCTCATCGTGACCTGCGCGACCGCGCCGATCGTCGCGTGCGTGCGAAGCGCCGAGGCCCCGCAGCCAGCGAGGGCGGGCAGCCCGAGCGAGACCGCGAGGAGCAGGACGAGCGGCTCGTATCGCCGCGAGAGGATGGGCCGCATGAGCCCGGCGATCGCCGTGCCGATGGCGCCGAGCAGGAGGATGGACTCCGTGCGGTCCTCGCCCTTCGCGAGCGCGTAGAACGCGACCATCGCCGCGAGCGTCGCGACGACCACCGCCACAGTCGGCCATGACGGCTGCGTGCTCCACGTGCCGCCCCTGCGCGGCGCGGGCTTCTTCGGGTCGGTCGTCATCGTCGGTCTCCCGTCTGGCGCCTGGATTCGGCGCGGAGCTCGCGCACGTCGGTGCGCATCTCGGCGAGCGCCTGGCTGACCTGCTCGAGCGTCGCGGCTGCGTGAGCCTGCTGCTCGAGCAGCCGCTCGAGGCGGCCGTCGTACTCGTGAACGGCGACCGTCAGGTCACCCACGCGCACATGGTCGGTCGAGGCCTCACTCGCGAGCCGCACGGCGTAGCCGCCGAGCGAGAGCGCGATGGTGGCCGCGATGCCGCCTCCCCAGCGCCACCAGCCCGCGGAGCGGTCACGCGCCTCGGCCTCAGCGCGACGGGCGGCGCGGTCGGACTCGATGGCGCGCCGGAGCTGCGCGACCTCGCGCGCGACGTGGGCGAGGTCGCCGCGCTGGCCGGCCTCGATGACGCGGATCGTGCGGCCGGTCGGCGTCGACTCGGGCTCGGCCGTGGCGTCGAAGATGCTGTCGCTCATCGCGCCCTCAGCGACTGGAAGAGCATCGGCGTCGTCCCGCCCGTGTCGGTGCCGCCGAGCAGGTAGCCGAGCTTCCCGCCGTACACGCACGCGCCTCCGACGAAGCGCGTCGTCGTGCTGAGCTCCGAGACGTAGTAGTCCTCGTTGCCCCAGGTCGCGCCCCCGTCGGTCGATCGCGAGACCGAGCCCACGAATACGGCGATGATGGAGCCGTTGCCGTCGACCGCCACCGTCTCGGGCGTCGAGCCGAGCGTGACGGACCCGTAGGGTCCACTGGGGTTTGTGGGGTTGATGATGGTCGCGACCGCGGAGGTCGACCGGAACGCGACGAACCGATCGGCGATGGGCTCGTAGACGACGTGTCCGAAGGTGCCCGTCCCGGTGGTGCGCACCGTCCACGTAGTGCCGTCGGGCGAGGTGAGGATCTTGAGCCCCTCGCCCACGGCGACGAAGAGGCCGTTGCCGTAGGCGACGGCCAGCAGGTTCGACGTGGTGCCCGACGTGCGGGAGTTCCACGTCGTGCCGTCCGTGGAGCTGTAGATCCGCCCGGAGTTGCCCACGGCGACGGCCACCGTCGGAGAGCTCGCGATGGCTCGGAAGTCGTGGCCGCTGCCGGGCCCTCGCTGCGTCCAGCTGCCGCCTCCGTTCGGGCCCTGCGACCAGATGCGCCCCGAGTTGCCCGCGATGAGCCTGAGGCTCACCGCCTGGAAGTAGTGGATGCCGTTGCAGTCACCCGCGAAGCCCGTGGAGTCGTCGAGCCAGTTGAGCCCGTCGGGGGAGCGCTGGATCACGTCGGTCGACGCGCCCATCTCGAGGCCGACGGTGAACACGGCGCCGACGGCGAGCTCGCTGAAGCACGCCGCCTTGACCCCCGTGTACGAGCCAGCGACCAGGTCGCGCGCGAACCAGTTCTGGATCTGCAGGTCGGCGAGGTGGTCCGCGAATCCGCCGAGCGCGTTGAGGATCCAGTTGAAGTGGTCGGCCGGGAATCGCTCCCCCGGCTCGACGCCCTCGGCCTGCTTCGACGGCGCCGGTGCGACCTTCGTTGGCGCCCCGTCCCATGCCTCGCCGGTGGCGACGTAGGTGTCATCGGTCGCCCACGTGGGGATGCTCTGCGGTCGTGCCATCGTCTACTCCGTCACGCCCGCGAGCTGACCGCCGAGCGTCGTGTCGCCGGACCATCCGAAGCCGGTCGTGTCCTCGTCCGGCTCCCAGGCCGACAGGGTGGACGAGAGCGCGAGCGTCGACGCCGTCGACTGCGTCAGATACTCGAGCGTCACCCGGTGGCCCGCGCTGCGGGCTCGACGGACGAGGCGGGCGAGCTCGAAGCACTGCGGTCCGGTCATCGCGAAGCCGAGCACGAGCGCCGCCTCGCATGGTGGCCGCGGGTCGAATGCGACCGCGGTCTCTCCGGAGAAGCCGAGCGCGATGCCGATGAGGTCGCCGGCCGTCCCGCGCGAGCGCAGGACCAGGATCTCGACGCGCACACGCGCACGCATCTCGTCGTCGTTCCAGCCCGGCGAACGCGTGACGCCCACGAGCCCGCCGATGGAGTCGAGCACCGTGCCCGCGGCGGTGGAGAGCAGTTGCTCGACGAGGAGCTGCCAGCTCGCCACCTCGAGGTGCTGCACCTGGCGCACGAGGGCCTCGACGACCGCCTCGATGTGTGGCTTCCCCTGGAACTGCGTGAGGAGGCGACTCTTGGCGCGATCGACGTGCGCAAGATCGAGGGCGAGCGACGTGCCCGCGACCTCCGACATCGAGGGGTCGTAGCCGAACGAGTACGGGAAGGCGTGCGGGAAGCTCGGCACGTCAGGGCCTCCGGATCGCGCAGGCGTGCGCACGCGGGATGTCGCTGGGGGTGCTCATGTGACCGTCAGCCCGTAGAGGTCGAGGACGTAGGCCGCGAACGCGGTGCGCTCGCCGCCGGACGCTTCGGCGTTGAGCGCGATGACCTCGGCGATCTCGCCGTCCATGTAGATGCCTGCGCTCGGTGCGCCGCCGATGATCGGGGACGCCGGGACGCCGACCCCGAAGCCGCTTGGCGCGTCGTAGAGCAGCGTGCCGTTGACGCGCGCCTGCCACTTCGAGGCGGTGCTCAGCGACTCGTACATGCACAGCGAGGAGAGCGACGTCGCCGGGTCGCCGCAGGTCATGCGCGTCGAAGAGAGCCCGGTGTTGTCGTAGCAGACCCCGTCCGTGTACGGGACATGCGTCTTCGCCGCGTAGGTGCCGAAGTCGTCCAGGCCCGCCTTCGCGCTCGACGGCGGCGGGTCGGCGTTGCGCTTGAAGATGCGGAAGAGCTGGAACGCAGACGGACTGCCGTAGCTCGTGCCCGAGAGCGTGAGCTTGCACGGGTAGGTGGCGTCGAAGTGCAGCGCGCTCTGCCCGCCACCGAGCACCGTCTGGTTCGGCTGGTTCCCCGGCGTCGCCTCCGAGAAGGTGCGGCCGTTGCCCGACTGGTCGGCCCAATCGCTCACGAGCGCGCCCGACGAGAACGTCAGCCCGAGATCGGCTCGGTGCCAGCTCATGAGCTTGGAGCCGAAGATCGTGATCGGCGTCGCCGCTGCGGTCGACTTCCGGGCGCCGGCCATGATGAGGCCCGGCATCTCAGATGGCCCCGCCCGAGATGTACCAGTCGGTGCCGTCGCAGACGACGTGCCATGCGCCACGCGCCGCGGTGTTGCTCCCGGGCAGGTCGTAGTCGGCGACGGTGCCGTTGATCTTCTCCGAGCCGTAGAGCTTGAAGGTGATCTTGTTCGTGCTGGCCGCGTTGGTCTTCCAGATCAGGTACATGCGCCCCGCGTGGTTCGCGGGGTTCGGAGGCGTCAGCGCGATGTTGTTCGAGGCCGTCGAACAGAGGACCGTCTCGTCGTGCGCCGAGAGCGTGTCGGTGGCCGAGGTGACCGCGCGCACCGAGGTCCGCGTGAGCTGCACCTGCTCGCCGTCCGAGCACATCACCTGCGCCTCGGTGCGGCCGCCGACCTCGAGCGCGAAGAGCTTGGCCGTGTTCGCCACGGAGCTCGGCGCGGCGACTGCCTCTTCGACGGTCCACGTCGCCGCGCTCGTCGTCGGCGTCACGACGGGGATGTGGTCCGAGCGCAGCCATCCCGCGCCATTGCAGTAGAGCGACCAGGCGCCCGGCGCGCCCGATGCCGGGAGCAGGTAGTCGACGCCGCCGCCGCCGCCCTCGATGTCGTCGGTTCCGTCGGGCGTGAGCGTGATGGTGTTCTCGCTCGAGTCGGTCTGCCGCACGATGTAGCGGACGCCCTCGGAGGACGCTGCGGGCGGGAGCGTGAGCACGACCGCGCCGCCGGTCGCGTCGACCTCGACGACCTGCGAGGCCGCGGTGAGCGAGCCGCTGGCGTTGACGATGGTGACCGGCCACTCGGTCGACGCCGCAGCGCCGGTGAGCTCGTGCTCGACGCCGTCATCCGTCCGCGCGTAGAGGGCGCTCGTGCCTGCGTTGTCCTTCGCGTAGAGCTTGACGGAGTTGGCGAGCGCGGCCGGCGCGCTGCCCTGCTCGGCGAGCGCGATGACGTCGGTAGGGATCGCGCCCCCCTCGATGGCGGTCACTCGGTACACGAGAGACCCGACGGTCGAACCATCGCTGAGCCCGACCTCATTGCAGACTGCGATGAGGGCGTCCTTCGCCCGCTCGGCCTCTTCGGCCGTCTCGTAGTAGTCGAGGTTGACGGGGAGCCCGGACGAGACGGGCGTCTCGCTCTTCTCGCGTCCGATGGAGCCGTCGGTCTTGGTGGGGAGAACGGTCAGTGCCACGGGGGCCTCACGGCAGGACGTTGGGGGTGATGACGATGCGAGAGGTGTCGATGTCGGCGACCGCCCGGGGCCCGATGGTCACGTCGGCCGCGGCGAGCGGAGAGACGGTCAGGCCGGTGAGGATCGCGGTGACGTTCGTGATCGATGGCGAGCAGCCGTGGATCACGGAGTAGAGACGCGAGCGTGCGAGGTCGTCACCGACACCGAGATTTGCGTCGCCCCACGTGGCGAGTGCGCTCTTGATCGTGTCGGCGATGCCGCTGACCCAGCCCGCGCTCGTCGACACGTCGCACTGGATCTCGAGGTAGACGTCGGTGACGTCGGCCAGCGAGTAGTTCACGAGCTGGATGCCGCCGGCCTCGTCGACGACCGTCTGCGACGTCGTCCCGAACGAGCGCCCGGTAGCCGGCTGCGTCGCCCAGATGACGTCCGCGATGTCCTGCGCGGCGGCGTCGTGCGATGCCCCGTCCCAGACCACGATCTCGAAGGAGTACGGGGGCAGGCCGTTCGCCTCGGTGCCCGTGCGGTTCTCGTAGGCGAGCACGTCGATCACGCCGTCCACGCGCAACACGCGAGCGCGAATCGTGTCGATTGTGCCGGCCCCGCTGGCCTCGAGCTCGGCGACCTGGCGCACGCGGTAGGGCTCGTCGAGCTCCTCGTCGGTGCCGAGGCTCGCGTCGAGCGCGTTGGTGACCGCGGTCCATCCGGACACGGGCGTCTCGATGACTGTGAGGGTCGCTGCTGGGGCCTCGGTGGGACCGGTGCTCTCGCACTCTGCCTCGACGGTCACATCCCCCGCGGGGAGCGACATGGTCGACGCGGTCGTGAGGGTGACGAAGCGGGTGGTCGGCGTGCCCGTGCGCGACACGACCGAACCCGCCGGGACCGCCACGTTCGCGTCGAGCGACAGCGTGAGCGTGACGGTCGAGGGCGTAGCAGCCTCGCGAGGCGTCCCCGTGAGCGCTCCGATGGCGTCGAGGAGCGCCCCCTCCGCGCTGTTGCGGTTCACCGCGCCCGCGGCCTGCTCGAGCAGCTCCCACTGCTCCGCGAGGGGAGACGCGAAGGTCCCGATGAGCTGGTGCACCGGTCCGCTCTTGGTGTTCAGCGTGTCGCCGAACTCCGCGCGCAGGTCCTCCTCGAGCTCGGTCACGATGCGCTCGAGCGGCTTCTTCCAGAACCCGAACGCGGTGAGCCCGTACGTCGTCACGATGCACCTCCGAGAGCGACATCGCCGAGGACGAAGTCGGTGAACGAGGCCGTCTGCCCGCTCGTCGTCACGGCCGCGAAGGTCGCGGTCAGTGCCCGCGAGGCGCGGTCGATCGAGACGCGCAGGGTCGCCACGCGCACGACCCCCGGCGTCGACGTGATCGCCTTCCGGAGCAGCGCCTCGACGACGCGCTCCGTGACCTTCTGGCCCAGCACCCGCTCGAACCAGGGGAAGCCCGTGCGGCTGTCGAGGAACCACTCGCCGCGGAACCAGCGCAGACGGACGCGCAGGTCCTGGGCGATGGCGTCGTCCGCCTCCACGAGAACCAGCTGCCCGTCGACCACCCGCAGGTCGCCGGCGATCGGGTTCTCCCCGTCCACGGTCTCGGCGATGGCGAGGTCGCTCATTCGACCCTCACCTTCGATGCCGCGACCGACGCGGGCGTGGTCAGCGGGGTGACCGGCGCGAGGGTCGCTCCACCCGACACCGTGTGCGTGTGCGCGTTGAAGCCCGTGACGATGGCCTGGAGACGATCGAGGACCGCGTCGGCCTTGGCCGCGTAGCTCGAAGCGCTGCGGCCGAGCTTGATCTCGCTCGTCGAGATCGCGATCTGGATCCCGCCGTCCTTGCCGATGACGATCCCGCTCTCGGCCGCGGCGCCCAGCGCGTCGGCGAAGAAGCGCCCGGCGGTCGCGGCGCCCGGGAGGGCGAAGCAGCCGTTGAGGTCGTGGCGTCCGCGCAGACCCGGGTCGCAGACCTCGCCACGCGAGCGCCACTCGCCGATCGCATGCTCGCTCGCGACGACGAGCACGTGGTCGCCTGCCTCGATGGGCATCGACATCCCCCACCCGCCGGCCACGGGCCACAGCATCGGCACGTCGGGGATGACGGGGAGCTCCTCGGTGACCGTGCCTCCGCCGCGCTTCGGTAGATGCCGGAGCCCCTGCGGCTTCACGTCGACGAGCCAGCCAGTGCCATCGCGGCGCACGCTCTCGACTCGCGCCGGAAAGGACGTGTGTACGTCGAGGAGTGCGGCCTTCACGGCGTCGCGCACCAGAGCTCCGATGGCTGCGCCGAGGCTCATGCCGCCGCCCGACCTTCCTGCGCGCCTTCGACCGACGCGCCCCACGCCTGCCCCGAGCTCTCGCCGGTGTAGGTCACCGAGGTGAGTCGCCACGTGCCCTCGACGTGCGCGCTGTCGACGATGACGAGCCGGCCGGGCTCGAGCTCGGGGATGAGGAGGGCCTCAGCCTTGAGCTTGCCCCGCGAGTCGACGCTGGGGCTGCCCACGAGCCCGCTCTCCGGAGCGAGCCGAACGGCCTGGCGGCGAAGGGCGCGGCGCTGGCTCAGCACCTGGAGCACGCCACCCTGGACGGACCACTCGAGGCCGGCCGCGTCGCAGAGGTGCGTCAGCACATCATCGGCACGACCAGACACCGCGGTGCCCTGGCGCAGCACCGAGCCCGCGGGGGTCTGCGCGGTCGCGAAGGCCTCCGCCGCGTTCCCCATGCCCACGCCGAGAGCGCTCGCGCAGTGCTCGAGGAGAGCCCGCACGCTCGCGTCGGTGCGGTAGCTCTGCGAGACGCGCGCGGATCGGAGCGCGCGCGCCCCGTCGCCGCTCTTGATCTCCGTCACCCAGTCGGCGCCGCTCTTCTCGCTGTGGGCGCGGTCGAGCGTGCCGTCGAAGATGACCGCGACGCCGGTCTCGTAGCCGGCCTCGAGGCGCACGCGGACGCCGTCCATGCGCTCGAGCGCGTCCCGCCGTTCGCGGGCGAGGTTCCACGCGCGTACGCTCGCTCGGTTCGGGCTGCGGTCGAGCGTGCGCGTCACCGAGAACGCGACGTCGAGGCCGGTGACCTCCACGTCGCCGACGACCAACGCGTACCTGCGCCGGAAGAGCTCGGTCATACGCCCGCCGCCTCGACCTCGGCGGCCGTGAAGTAGAGGAGCCGCGCGTCCCCGTTCTCGAAGCTGTCGATGGTCGGCTCGGCGACGCGGCCGACGACGACCATCTCCCCGGCCGGCCGACGAGCGTCGGCGATGCCCTCAAGGAGCCGCACGCCCATGCGCAGCTGCAAGCCCAGGCGGATGGGCTGCTCGGAGGTGTCCGAGAGCGCCATCGTCCAGACCGCCGCCCGCCCGTTCCAGGCGGTCTCGAGCATGTACTCGGCGCCCTCGAGCTCGACGCGCTGGCGGACGAGCGGGCTCTTCGCCGAGACCGGCAGGGTGATCGCCAGCATCACGCACCTCCCAGCGCGGTGGCGACCGCGAGTAGCGCGCTCGTGCCGCGCTCCTGGGTGGCCGCGTCGGGCTCCGTGGTCCGCTGCCGGCCGGCATCGCGCCCAGGCCGAGCTCGCGGCTCCTCGGGCTCGGGCGCGTCGACGAGCTGCGACTGCGCAGTCCGGACCTGCACGAGGTCGATGGTGACCTCGACGCCCTTGGTGCGGGTGCGTGGGGTCGACACGCCGGTGATGTAGACGTCGTCGATCTCTCCGATCGTCGTGAGGACGGTGCATCGCAGCGCCTCGCGACGGATGGTGTCGAGGAGCGCGAGCACGCGCTCCACGCGCGAGAAGCTCTCGGAAAAGCGGAGCGTCGACAGCTTCGCCGAATCGTTCACGGAGTCGTACTCGGCGGCCTTGCCCTTCGTCGCGTCGGCGCCCTTCTTCATGCGCCCGCGGGCGCCGAGCGACACGTCGACGCTCTCGACCTGGCCCGTCACCCCGTACATCTGGGTCCCGGGCACGACGACGGGCGTGTCGGTGATGACGACGACGGCCGAGAACTTCTGGGACCCTGGCACCACGTGATCCGCGATGTCGGCCCCCGCCTCCACCGGGCGCGTCGGCACCGTGGCCCCGGCGCCGAAGTTCTCGCGCAAGGTGACGTCGAACTGCACGAGGTCGACCTGGCTGTCGCGCTCGAAGAGGAGCTCCATCACTCCACCTCCGGGACGAGGTCCTCGCGAGCCGTGTCGACCTCGCCCGAGAGCATCCGGGTGATGCTGGCGTGCACCTGCTCGGCCGCGCCCGCGGGGTCGGTGATGCCCTGAACCACAATCTGCCCAACGCTCACCGAGCGCGAGCTCGAGCTCGAGGCCGAGCGGGACACCTCGACAAGGCGCCCGCGCGTGGCGTCGGCTGCCGCCCCCGCGTTCGATGCTGGACCGCGCCCGCCCGTCGAGAGGTCGATGCCGAGGAACCCGGCGACGCCCTCGATCGCATGACGCGCCTCGGCGATGCCATCCGTCACGCGTCGCACGAAGGCGTCGAAGGTGGTTGTCGCAGAGGTCCAGGCCCCGGAGAGCGTCTCGGCGATCCACCGCGCCGAGAACGTCACCATCCGCACGAGCACGAGCAGGCCGAGGCCGACGACCGCCATCTGGGCGATCCACTGCGTCAGCGCGACGACGACCTGCTCGCGAAGGTCGGGACCAGCGATCCCGGTCAGAGCCGTGATGTCCTCGGTGATGAGGCGCACGAGCTCGCGCACGCCCTCGATCACGCTCTTCGCGCCCTCCATGCCGATCAGGCCCTCGACGAAGCGGCCGATGAGGGAGTCGCCGCCTTCGAGGAACGTGGCAATGTCGTCGAACGCGAAGCCGAGGGACACGGCGGCCGCGCCGGCGGCCGCCATGGCGAGGGCTGCGGGGCCCCAGATCTCGATCGTGCCGAGGGCCAGCACCGCCGCGGCTGCGGCCGCCATCGCAAGCACGGCCGTCAGGGAGATGATCGCGGCGCGGATGACCGTCGTGTCCCGAGCCCATCCGATGAACGAGCGGCCCGCCGCGACGGCCTGCTCGAGGAGGTCCGACACGACCGGGAGCACCTCTGCGCCCACCATCACACCCAGCGCCCGCAGCTGGAGGTTGAGCCGGTTCTGGGCGTCGTCGGCCCTGCCAGCTGCCGCAACGAACGCGGGCAGCGAGTCCCCGTAGAGCTCGCGCACCTCGCCCCGGAGCCGGGCGATCCCTTCCTCGCCCTGGCCGAGCACCCCGACGAGCTGCCTGCCTGCGCGGCCGAAGACTCGGGTGGCCGCGGCGGCGCGCGCGGTCGGGTTCGAGATGCGGGACAGGGAGCCGACCACGTCCTGCATCACGTCGCCGGCCGAGCGGAGCTGCCCGTCGGCACCCTCGACGCTCACGCCGAGGTCGCGGAAGGTCTGGCGCATGCTGCGGTTGCCCGAGTCGACCTGCCCGATGACCTGGGGCAGCCGGGCGAGGGCTCCGCGCATCGCCTCCGTGGATGCGCCCGACATCGTCGCGACGTGGTCCCACTCGGCGAGCTCCTGGGCGCTGACTCCCGTCCGTGCGGAGACGTCGCCCAGGTCATCGCCCATGCGGATCAGCGACTGCGTGACCGCAGCGACCGTGCCGACCACGGCCGCGCCCATGCCCGCGATCGCCGACGCGACCGTGCGCGTCCCTTCGCGAATGCGATCCTCCCACGCGTCCATGCCGGACTCGTCGACCTCGAAGCCGAGCTCTGCGACAAGTTCACGGATCGTGGACACGGGTGGTGCACCTCAGCGGCCGCCCTTCGTGGGCTGCGCGTTCGCTCGTCGTTCGGCCTCGTCGCGCACGTCGAGCGCTTCGTGGGCGTCGAGCACGTCGTCGAGGGTCCAGTCGGTCTCGATCTCTCTCTTGCTGGCGTGGATTCGTGGGTCCGTGAGCAAGCGCCAGATCTCCCAGTCGAGGCCGACCGGGATGGGGACCGTCACGGTCCCGCTGCGGGGGCGCCCGGCTTGCCGACGGCGGCCCGCAGCTCGGCGAAAAAATCGCCGTAGGTCACTCCGAGCGCGGCCTTCAGCCACGCGAGATAGACAGCCAGCCCCGCGCGATCGAAGTGCATGTCGCGCACCTCATCCGTCGCGAGGAAGACGAACTTCGACGCGCCTTCCTCGCGCACCGAGCATCGCTCCGCGAAGGCTGATGTGATGGTCTCGAGGTCGCGGTCGTCGAGCTTCTCGATCGCCGCTCCGAGGGCTCCCCCCAGCGCGCCGATGTCGGCGTCGAGGACGGTCTTGATCGTGAGGCCGTCGAGCTGCGCGAGAGCCGGGGCGGCCACGCGCGCAAGGAGCACGAGCACCGCGCGAGCGCGCCGGTAACCGAGCTTCTCGAAGCGGTAGGTGTGCCCGCCGATCTCGTGCTCGACGTGGCTCACGCGGACGCCTCAGCGTAGGTCACCGTCCAGTTGACGAGGCGGACGCGCCATTCGCGGGTGCCGGCCTCGCGCTTGTAGCCGAAGTCGGGACGGCGCTCGACGTAGCACTGCTCGGCCGTGTGCTCCTCGCCGGTGCCCGCGTCCTTGTAGTAGAAGGCCCCGACGTCGGCGCCGTTCGCGCCGTCGACCTGGAGCTTCACGAGCGCCTCGAGCACCCGGTTGGCGCGCGAGGTCTGCATCAGGGTGATGGTCGCGATCGCCGTCGGGTTCGTGATGACGGTGCGCGTCACCTGGCCGTCGAGCCCGACCTGCGTGGTCGAGCTGTCCTCGCCCGGCTCGATGGAGACGGCGTCGTCGGGCCCGAAGCCCTCGATCCTCGCGCGCCCGACCGTCAGGACGTTCGCGGCGGGCGAGTAGTTGTAGAGCTGCTCGGACATGGCTGTCTCCTGGGTCTGGTCGTCGTCGTCTCAGGCCCTGCTCAGACAGAGACCTGGCCGCGCAGGGTCGCGTGGTGGACGGCGCCCGCGAGGACGCCGCCGAACGTGATGCCGGTCGCGTCGCGCGCGCTCTTGTCGGCCGCGCTGATGGCGCTGACCTTCGGCACCGACACATAGCCGGTGTTCTTGTCGAGACCGCCCACGCGCTCGGCCTCGAGCAGCACGCTCTTGATGGCGCCGGCGATCTGCGCGAGCCCGGCGTCCGTGAAGGGCAGCTTCGGCTCGGCCGCGATGACGTCGAAGACGGCCTCCATCACGCGGGCCTCGAGCCAGTCGACGAAACGGATGACGTCGATCTTCTCTCCGCTCGCGACGAGCCCGTCCTTGCGCGTGAGGTTCCGTCCGCCGAGCGGCTGGTAGGTGTTCGCGTACTTGGCGAAGACCGCCGAGGCCTGCGTGGTGGTGAGCTCGTCGGCTTCGACGCCGGTGATCTCCTTGAAGACCCAGGTCTCCGAGCCGGGGTCGAAGGGCAGGCACTTCCCGAGGAGGCCCGCGGCGAACCCGAGGTCGCATCCGTTCGGCGTGTACCAGACCGAGACGTTGCGGTACGCGAGCGCCTTCATGTCCGACGCGACGTCGGTCGTCGTGCCGCTCTTGGCGACGCCCGAGAAGAAGTTCGGCGCGATGTAGAGGACCTTGTTCGCGGTCGCCCAGAGCGCGATGTCGGCGATCTGCGCCTCGCTGTGGGCGTCGACCACGTCGAGCCCGTACCAGGCCGAGTCCGCCGCGTAGATGGCGGCGAGGTCGGTCTGGAGCGACGTGCCGGGAACCGCGGTGCGGTCCTCGATCTCCATCGCGTTGATCGCGTTCTCGCTCGTGACGTTCGTGTGCGCGAAGAAGGCCCCGGCCGCGTCCGTCGCGACGTCCACGTAGGTGGCCGCCGCGGTCGCGGTGAAGGCGCCGGTCAGCGCGTTGATCGCCGCCGCGATGGCGGTGCACTCCGCTCCGATGCTCGAGCTGCCGGGGACGGTGCGGGTCCAGTCCTCGGTGCCGATGGTCCCCGAGTAGACGATGCCCTCGGTGGCGAGCGTCGGCGTGTAGCGAACGGTCTGCGTGGGCGCGCCAGCGCGGCGTCCGATCTTGAAGGTCGGGGGCCGGGTCGGCTGCGCGCAGAGAACGACGGCCGCCTTGTAGAGCGGATGAGACGTCGTGAACCCGTCGGTCAGCATGTCCGCGGGTCGCGTGTAGCTGCGGACCCGGTCTCCGAAGACGGTGTGGTAGCCGACGAGCATCGGCACGCCGAAGCCCTCACGGGTGACGACGCGCGTGTCCGCGCTGATCGAGACGTCGACGACATCGGAGAGCTGGACGGACATGGGCTACCTCAGGGGGAAACGGTCACGGGGATCGTGATGGTGGTGGCGTCGGGGCGCGTCGCCGTGCCCGTGAGAGCGGCGCTCTCGATGAAGCCAACCGGCTCGTCCTGCTCCGCAGAGACGAACGAGAGACGCAGTTCGACAACGGCCCGCGGATGGGCGCGACCGCCGGAGTCGCGCACCGAGTAGGTCACCGGCTCCCCCATCGAGAGGAGCCCAAGCCCCATCGCATCGAGCCGCTCGAGCGAGAGAGGCGCGCGCACTCGCGTCCGTAGGCGCTCGAGGATGACGGTCGCGCTCTCTCCGAGCAGCTGGGAGTCGGTGTCGACTGACACCTGCAGGACGAGCGCGCGGTGGCCACCCGTTGTCGGCATGAGCGTGTCACCGTCGAGGTCGAAGACGGTCTCGTCGGTCCCTCGCCCGATGATGCTGACGGCCTGCAGCGTGAGCCGCGGGCCGGGCGACGGGATGAGCTTGAGCGGCTCGTCCGCCCACTGCACGGCCCTGTCGGGCACGCCCGCGCGCACGGCGGCCCACTCGAGCAGGCCCGAGCGCACAGAGGTCCAGTCCGGAGAGGTCGTCACGAGCGCACCTCGTGCGAGATCGAGTCGCGCAGGAGGCCCGTATCGACGAGGCCCTCGCCCACGACGCGGTCGCGGACGGCATCCGCCCAGCGTGCGCCAGCTCGGTCGAGCGTCGATGCCGTGCGGGCAGGATCGTCCTCGACGTCATGAGCCGCGGAGCGGAGCTCGGACTCGGCGCTGGCGTCGCCGTCGGCCCACGCGCGCAGGAACGGAGTCGCCGGCTGGGTCGGCGTCCCGAACTCGGCCGCGAGCGCCGCGTCGAGCACCGTCGAGCCGGACGGATGCCGAGTTGCTCCTGCCTCCGCCGTCAGGCCCACCACGACGCGCGCGTCGCCGACCCGCGCGAGGCCAGAGCGATATCGCTCCCAGCCTCGATCGGTGTCGCGCACGCGGGCATGGTGTCGAGTCGGCATGGTGGTCAGTCGAGGATCACGCGGTACGCGCCGCCGGCCTTGCTGAGGAGCTTCTCGAGCGACGCGCTGTAGGGCGTCTCGCTCGACCAGTTGTTGAGGCGCGCCTGCTGCGCGCCCGGAGACAGCGCGAGCGCGTGGGCAGCGTGCAGAGCGCAGGCTCGGTCGTACTCGTCGCCGAGCACGTCCTCGTCGATGGCCGCCGCCGCGTCAGCGATGGCGATGTCGACCTGGCTCCCGTCGGTGCTGCCGAACTCGGGATGCCTGGCGAGGAATGTGGTGCGGGTGAGCGCCACGGCTCAGCCCTTCTTCTTGCTCTTGCCCTTCGCGGGCGCGGCGGGGACGGGCGCCTCGGGCGCATCTGCTTGTGCCGCCGCGGCAACCGTCGGGGGCGAGACGGTCATCTCGCCCGTCTTGAAGCGGGCCGCGAAGCCGGGCTCGAGGTGGAGCTCGGCGACGTACCAGGCCGGCGCCTCGATGGGCGCGCCTGGGTGCACTGCGAAGCCCACGCCTCCGAACGACACGCCATCGCGCTCTCGGCGCGGCAGCGTGTACGTCCTGGAGGTGTGGTTGCTCAGCAGCATGGTCAGTCGAGGTTCTCGAGGTAGAGCGACAGGAACGGCTTCGAGAACTCGACGCCGCCCACGCGAGCGCGGGCCTCGACGAGCCACTCGTAGCCCTTCATCTGCGGCGCGAGCTCCTCGTAGGAGATGGGCATCGGCCAGTAGATGCCGGCCGCGGCCTGGTCCATCGGCATGCACAGGCCCTGGGGCGGGTTGGTCGCCGTCACCGCGGGCGAGACCGCGGAATCGAGCGCGCCCCAGCGGACGATCTTGCGGATGAGGCGGGCGCTCTTGAGGAAGTACTCGGCGACGGTGAGGTCGCTCGAGGTCCCCGCGCGCGTGGTGAGGAGCTTGCCCTCCATCACCGTCGGCAGGACGAGGATGTAGTCCCTCGGCTGCGTGTCCTTCGCCGCGGTGATGATGGTCGACTCGATCTCCTGGAGGTCGGCGATCATCTCTGCCGCGGTGCCGGTCGAGTCCCACTCGCCGTTCGTCAGCGAGTGCACGGTCACGTTCGCGTTGTTGAACAGGCCGCGCAGTTTGGCGTCCCCATCGGCGTCGATCGCGGTGCCGCTGCGGCCGATCTCGTCGATGGTCCGGGACATCACGTCGATGCACGCCTCCCGCTTCCACATCGGGAGCGGCACGCGCGCGAAGGCCGCGCGCTCGAGGTCGTCCACCGAGTACGCGTAGGACGCGCGCACGTTGCGGAACGGGAGCAGGTCCTCGGTCATGAGGACGTCGGCTCGCGGCGCGTCGCCCGCGAGGTCGGACGAGACCTTCGCCTTGCCCGTGTGGTCGAGCGTCCGGCGCGAGTACGAATCCGCCCCGCGCGGGTAGCTCGTGTCGGGGCGCACGAACTCCATCGCGCGGGTGGCCTCGTAGACCTTCCGCTCGACCTCGGCCGAGACGAAGACGAGGTCACGCGCCAGGAGCGCGGTGGCGTTCGCATCCGCGCGCACCTTCTCGAGGCCCGTGCCGGTGCGGATGGTCGCGATGTTGCGCTCGAGGAGGTCGGGGCGCGCCTCGAGGAACGCGTGGTTGCGGAGCGTGTCGAGACGCTCCTGCGCGGCGCGCGCCTCGACGCTGCCCCGCTGGTAGTCCTTGCCGTCGATCCGGATGATGTCGTTCATGGCCGTCCTGCTCAGGTGGCTGCGAGCGCGCGCGCTCAGGGGAGGTTCACGTCGAGCACGCCGATGCCGGCCGCGCTGCCGCTGTTGACGAAGCGGGCGGCGCGCCACTCGATGGCGTCGCCCGAGTCGGTGGTGCCCGTGCGGAAGCCGCCGAGCTGCTCCGCGCCCGCGGCGACGAAGCGCACCAGCGGGCAGGCGCCCGCCGAGAACGCCGTCTCGACCACGACGCAGATGCGACCCTTGCGGAGCACCGGCATCACGGTGTCGTTCTCGTAGACCTCGTTGTTCGAGCTCGAGAGCGAACTCTCGAGGGTCTTGCTCGAGTCGAGCACCGACACACCGAGGACGTCGCCGCCTCCGAGGGTGCGGCTCGCCGAGACGCCCACCGTCGCCGTCCCGCCCGTGCCCGACTGCGCCGGGATCGAGAGCGCCGTGACGAACGAGTAGTAGTTCGACGAGGTCACGGTGGCGTTGCCGCCGTTCGGGATGGCGATGGTCTCCGAGACCGGAAGGCCGTTCTCGTCGAGGCCCGTGAGGGTCGCGTTCGTCGCGTCCCAGTCGGCGTGCGACGAGAGCACCAGCGTGACCTTCGCCGGGGGGAAGATGCGGTCGTCGCCGATCGCCCCGTTGAAGTCGGCGACCGTGAAGCTCTGCACGCCTGCGGTGGAGCCGATGTTGGTCTTGATGGCGTCGACGTCGGCGCTGATGTCGGTGGGGAAGCCCGCCGTCGCGTCACCGCTCGTGGTGCGCAGCACGCAGAGCCCGGGCGCGATGCCCGCCGCGGCGTCGACGCGCGCGGAGATGATGTCGTTGGGGCCGGAGTCGGCGAGCTGCCCGGCGGATGCGCGCGCCGGGGCGCTGGTCACGGAGGTCTGCGGCATGGGGAGGGTCTCCTTCGAGAGGTCGTCAGCGAGGGCTCGTCAGATCCGGTCGCCCGGCTTCACGAGGTACTGGGAGAGGTCGGGCTTCGCGGCGCCCGCGGGAGCCGTGACGGCGAAGGCGTCCGCGCGCGCCTGGCCCACCGGGCTCGGCTTCTTCGCGATGCGCATCTCGGCCTCGAAGCGGGCGCGGACGTAGGTCTCGCGCTGCGCCGCGTCGATCGAGTCGGCCTTGAACTCGGGGTCGAGCTTCACGACCGTCGCGGTCATGATCTCGACGTCGCTCTTGCCGTCGAGCTTCACGTCGGCACCGAGCACGGGGCGCACCTTCTCGATGAGCGCGGCGCGCTCGGCCACGCGCGCGTCGAGCTTCGCGGGCACGAGCTCGGCCTCGAGCACCTTGACGCGCTGCTCGGCAGCGTCGGCGCGGGCGCCCTCGGTGGTCGCCTTGGTCTCGGCGTCCGACGCACGCTTCGTCGCCGCGGCGAGGTCGGCCGCGAGCTTGCTGTCGTGGCGCTCGCGGGCCTGCGCCCACGCGGTGCTGCCGATCTCGTACTCGATGCCGTCGATGCGCTCGGTCTTCATGTGGCTCTTCTCCGGCCGCGCGCGCGTCGGCGCGGGCATGTCGTCGGTCTTCGTCTCGGTCGCCAGCTCGGCCCCGGCGCCGTCGATGCGCAGCGCAACGTCGCGCCCCGCTCGACCGCCACCGCGCGGGAGCAGCGCGACGTGGTTGTAGGTGATCGCGCGCTGGATCGCGTCGTAGCGCTCGCCAGTCGGCGTCGTGCCCGGCGTCGCGTCCACCCGACAGGAGTAGCCGCACGACAGCTCGACGAGGTCTCGGGCGTCGATGCGCGCGATCGCCTGCGCGTCCTGCACCGCGAGACTCGTGGCGACGAAGGTGCCGTCCTGGCGGCCGCCCTCGCGCACGTAGCCCACCGCGTCGGCGCGGAAGCTCTCGGGGGTCACTCGCCCCGCGGCCGGATGCGCGATCGTGACCGCAGCGTCGGCGAGCGAGCGGAGCGAGTCCACGTGGAAGACCTCCTCGGGAGGCCGGTACTCGCGCACCGTGGTGCCGTCGGCGCGCTGGTAGACCAGCACGCCAGTGCGCGTCACGCGCGCAGGCACTCGCACGCCGCCCGTGGGCGTCCGCTCGAGCTTGCCGAGCGAGCCCGCGTCGAAGCGCATCGCGAGGCCCTGGGTGGGCCCCGCGTCATCGCAACGAATCACGGGCTTGGTCGTCACCTGCGCGAGCCTGGACCGGCTCGCCTGCGTCGACGCGGTCTACTGCGTCAGCGCGGTCGGAGCGTCCCGCGACGCTCGGCGCTCGCGCACCCAGGCCTCGAGAATCTCGCGCACTCCGAGCGACCGCGACAGCGGGAGCCGGGCCTCGCGCTCGCGCTCGCGCACGTAGGCGTCGATCTCGTCGACCGTGTCGCTCGAGAGGCGCGCGCACACCTGCTCGAGGAGCTTGTCGCGCTCGCCGCTCACGTCGCGCCTCCCGCCGAGAACCCGGGCAGGCCCTGCGGTGCGCCAGCTCCGGCGCCATGCGGTGGCTCGGGGGATGGGCCCGGCTTCTGCGCGTCGTGCGACTCTGCCTCGAAGTCGACCGGGCCGAGCATCTTCTCGGCGTCCTCGGGCGTGAGGCGGAAGAACTGTCGCAGGATCTCAAGGCCGGTCTCGCGAGCGATCTGACGCGTCGCCACCTTCGTCACGACCTCCATCGCCGCGCTCGCGCGGGCGCCCACGGTCCCGAGTTCCGCGTTGTCCTTCGGCGGCTGGTTCGCGAGCGCGCGCCGGCGCTCGACCTTCGCGCGCAGCTCGGCCTCGTCGAGCGCAAAGTCGGTCTTGCCGGAGCTCGGCGAGAAGACGTGGAGCGCGATCTCCTCCGGGGACGCGAGGCCCTTGTCGATGTACGACGCCCACGTGTCCGCCTCGAGCTTGCGCGTCTCCGCGAGCTCCTTCGCCTTGGGCACGCGCAGCGGTCGGTACGAGATCTCCCACTTCTCGGGCTCGACACCGCCCGTCGGGCCGTCCTGCGAGAGCAGGATGAGGCGGGCGATCTTCTCGTGTCGGTGTCGGAGCTCGAGCTGGCGCCACGCGTCGCAGCTCGCGTACCAGAGCTCGAGGTCGCCCTCGCCCGTCGCGTCCATGCCCGCGGGGCTCTGCCCCATGAGCACCGTCGCCGGCATGTCTGCCGCCGCCGAGAGCCGGAGGATGGCCTTGTCGAGGAGCGTGTCGATGCCCGTCGCCGGCTGAGCCACGTTGACGAAGTCCTCCTTCTCGCCGTCGATGAGAATCGCTCGGGAGCGCGACCGCGAGGCGTCGAGGAGTGTCATGCGGGTCCGGAGGATCTCCTCCTTCTTGCCCGCGATCATCGTGTAGAGGTCCTTGATCTTGTAGACCGCCTGCGAGATGCGACCGAGCACGAGGCTCTTCCCCGAGTAGTCCTCGGCGAGCTGCCGCAGCGCCTCCCAGCATCGCTCGAGCACGGAGTCGTCCCACCCCGCGAGCACGAGCCGCCGCTGGTCGGTGGTCGGCGCACCGCCCCACACGACGCATCGGGACTCGTGAACGATGATCCCGCCCGCGGAGGAGCGGCCGCCGAAGCTCGCGGCGATCGATGCTGCTGCCGCCGGGAAGATCCGGAACGTCTCGGGGCGCCGGAACTTCGGGTGGTCGGGGTCCTGGTAGTGGCTCCAGACCTGCACGTCACGGCGGTCGAACGTGTGCACGAAGCGCACGCTGCGGATCGCCGACTCGTCGACCGGTCGATCCGGGCTGCGGCCATCGTCCGCGCCAATCCACGTGAGCGAGCCGCCGAACAGCCGGCCCCAGCACGCGCCCTGCGACAGCTCCTGCGCGACGCCGAGCTCGTCCTCCCGCGTGCGGTACGCGTCGCGGGCCTGAGCGCTCTGGGCCGGGTCGCCGGGGACCGTGAGCTCCCAGCCCGCACGGAGCGCCGTCTTCGGGAGCTTCTCGACGACCGTCGCCGCGAAGTGGTCCTCCACGTAGAGCGCCTCGAGCGTCTCGTCGCTCAGCTGAGCGCGCGAGCCGAAGGTCGTGTAGGCGCTCGGGTCCTTCGTACCTCCGATTCCCAGGATCGTGTTCTCCCAGCCGTCCGCGCGCACGATGTCGCCAGCCGTGTTCGCTTCGCCCGTCTTCGCCCGCCTCACCATGCTCGCCTCACCTTCGTCATCGCTTCGAGGAGCGATGTGCCTGCCTCAGCCTGTAGAAGCCGCATCGCGCCCGAGAGCGCGTCCACGCAGTCGTCGTGCCGCCCGTGCGGGAAGAGGTCGCACTCGGCCAGGACCGTCGAGGCCCATGGCGCTCGCTTGATGTAGACGCGCCCGTCCTCGACGAGCGGCGCCCACGCGCGGGCGAAGGACCGCTTCGCCCTCGAGCTGCGCGCCGCGATGTTGGGTTCGCCGATCTTGTCCGAGCTCCAGCTCTCGACGACCTCGACCTCGAAGCCGCCGAGCACCGCGCGCGTGGTGTCCACGTCGACCGCGCCGGCCTGCCCGGTGTCCTGCCAGAGTCCGACCACGGTGCTCTGCCCGTCGGCCTCCGCGGTCGTGCGCTGCAGTCGCAGCACCTCGGAGGGGCCCGCCTGTAGGCTCACGAGGTCGTCGATCCAGTACTCGCCGCCCTCGCAGAGCGACACGCGCACGCCACGCGTCCAGTCGGGGTTCGGGGTCTTCGGTGTCGGCACCGAGCTCGCCTTGTCCCAGAAGCGGATGGTGCGAACGACGTGCGACGGCGGCTCGTCGGCGAGTCGAAACTTGGCCTTCTCGAAGAAGCCGCCGGACTTGCCGAAGTCGAGCCACGACCCGCCCTTCTCCTCGTCGCCCAGGAGGCGCTCGCGCTCCTCAGGTGGCAGCAGCCGCAGCTTCGCGCGGTAGCCCGGGTCGCGACTCGTCAGCGCAGCGTTGTCGCGGAGGCGGCTCGCGATGAACGTGAACGAGATCGGCAGCGTCTCGGCGCCGTGTGCGACGAGCGCAGCCTCACGCGAGTCGTACCAGGCGAGGTCGTCACCATCGCGGACCATCCAGCGCACGACCCCGCTGCGCTCGGGGAGCGGGTAGCCGTCCTCGCCGATCCACCACGAGACCAGCTTCGCCACGAAGCTCCCCGGGTCGGGGTTGCACGTCGCGCGCAGCCTCGGCTTGATGCCGCAGGTCGAGCGCAGGCGGCTGAACAAGTACCAGAACTGGCTCTCCGAGAAGTGCGTCACCTCGTCGAAGCCGATGAACGCGTACTGCCGCCCCTGGTGGCCGTACTTGTCGGCCTCCTTCTCGAGGTGCCGGAACTCGATGCGGTGCCGGTCCTCGATGCGACCGCTCCCCGCCTCGAAGGTCCAGTCGAGGGAGGGGAAGCCGCGCGGGCGGCCGCCCGCCGCGCGGTACATCTCCTGGCTCTCGTCCCAGAGACCGCCGCCGCCCACGAGTTCGGGGCTCGTGCGACGGAACAGGATCGCCCTGTACCCAGCGACGCGCGGGTTCGTGACGTGCTTCACCGCGTCGAGCAGGAGCGCGAAGCTCTTCCCACCGCCCGCCGCGCCACCGAAGATCGCGACGTCGGCCGTGCACCGCTCGAAGAGCGCCTGCGGCCCGGGCTGGGGAGCCCAGTCGCGCGGCTGCTCGAGCGTGCCCGCGGGCTCACCCACGCTTCGCCTCGATGGGGGTGGCGTCGAGCGCCGCCGGCTCGTCGTGCGTCACACGGAAGACCGCACGCACGGTCGTCCCAGCTCCGGCAGCTGCGAGCGGGTGAGGCGCCTTGGCCGGCGCGGCGGTCGCCTGGATCTTGGCGAGCGCGGCCACCGCCTTGATGCGGACCTCGCTGCTCTCCTCCTCCGAGCGCGCGATGCTCGTAAGGATGCGCTGCTGCTCGACGGGACCTGCGATGCGGGGGTCGTCCTTCGGCTGCTTCGGCGCGGCGAGCTTCTTCGGGGCGTCCGTGGTGGACGCGGTCGACGCGGGTAGGGCGAGGCGGTCCTCGAGCGCGGCCATCACCGCCGGCACACGCAGCAGCCGAGAGGCAGCGACGCGCAGGGTCGCGTCGGCCCCGGTGTACCCTGCCGCACGCGCGGCCGCGAGCCCGGTCCCGGGGCCCGCGTACGCCGACACGAAGGCCTTCTGGCGCTCGGTCAGCATCCGGTGAGCACCCGTGAGCCGGTGAGCAGGCCGTTAGCATCCGGGTCCAGCGGGC